AGTGGCATGAAAAAGAAGCTAACCTCTACCAAGACAGCCAACGATCCAGATTCACGGATCAATAAAGCATTGAGGGCTTGGAATTGTTAGATCTAAACACCGCTTGGTCTGCCGTCCTGTCCTTAGTGATTGGATTGCTAGGCTATATGATGAATGAAAAGTTCAGGGAACTGGCTCGTGTCACGATCCTGTTGAACAAAACCCGTGAGGAGGTTGCCCGTGATAACGTTACTCAAGCAGAAGTGGATCGCATTACGAACCACATTGACCAACGCTTTAACAAACTTGAAGCAAAGATTGACCAGCTTCTTCAAGCGGGGAAATGATGCCGAGCAAAAGTAAAGCTCAACATAATTTCATGGCAGCGGTGGCTCATAACCCAGCGTTTGCTAAGAAAGCAGGCGTCCCACAGTCTGTGGGTAAAGATTTTAATCAGGCCGACAAAGGCCGTAAATTTTCTAAAGGTGGCGATATGAAAAAGATGAACATGGGTGGATATGCAGACGGTGGTATGCCAATGGTTATGAAAGATGGAAAAAAAGTTCCAACTTTTGCTGCTGACGGTAAAGGCAAAATGGCCAAAGGCGGCATGGCCCACAAAGATGTAAAGATGGACAAAGGCATGATGCAGAAGGCTGTGAACAAACACGAAGGTCGTTTGCACAAAGGTGAATCCATGACCAAGCTGGCTAAAGGCGGCGTGGCCCCATCCAAAATGGGCTCAGTAAAAACATCTTCTAGCCGCGATGGTATTGCTACTAAAGGCAAGACCAAAGGCACCATGATTAAGATGAACAAGGGCGGCATGCCCTGCTAAGGAATTATTATGCCAATGACACCAGCAGCTGCAAAGCAATACAAGCCTCGTCGCACACCAGGTTCTGCAGATGATGTGATTTATCCAGAAACACGCGCAAAAATGGAAGAGGCTAAGCGCGATGTGGAAGATGAAAAAGCCCGTGCCAAAATTAAAGCTATGGGCTACGCTGGCGGCGGTAAAGTTGCTTCAGCTTCTAAACGTGCTGATGGTTGTGCTACCAAGGGTAAAACCAAGGGCTCAATGATCACCATGTACGGCGGCGGGAAGTGCTGATATGGCAGCCTCAAAAACTTCAGTAGTTAAGTCTTTAAAAAAAGCTGGATTTTATGAGGCAGCAAAGCCTAAACGTCTGAGCATTATTAATAAAGTTACAACCAAACCTCAAAGGATCGAGATGGTTGATAAATTGTTTTTAGCTAAGAAAACATCTAAAGGAAATACAAAATGATGGCATGTCGTGGTATGGGGGCCATTTCTCCCAGCAAAATGCCCAAGGGTGCAACTAAAGAGCGCCGGGACGATACAGACTTTACGCAATATGCTGACGGCGGCGGTGTTGGCTTGTATGCCAACATTAACGCTAAGAGAAAACGTATCGCAGCGGGTTCTAAAGAGAAGATGCGTAAGCCTGGTTCTAAAGGCGCGCCTACTGCTGACGCTTTTGTTCAATCTGCAAAGACTGCTAAAAAATGACCACTACCGGCACCACGCTCTTCAATATGGATTTCACGGAAATCGCGGAAGAGGCGTGGGAGCGCGCTGGCCGGGAAATGCGTTCTGGTTATGACTTGCGTACAGCACGCAGGTCTATGAACTTGATGACCATTGAGTGGCAGTCTAAGGGTATCAATATGTGGACCATGGAGCAGGGCATCATTAACTTGACGCCTGGTCTAGCTACATATGCTTTGCCTACAGATACGATTGATTTGTTAGAACATGTAATACGAACGGGATCAAACACCGCATCCACCCAGGCTGATTTGACTATTACACGCATTAGCGTTTCTACCTATGCAACGATACCAAACAAGTTACAACAGGCGCGACCGATTCAGGTATGGATCCAGCGGTTATCTGGCGAGACAAATCCTACAAATGCTGTGCTTGATGGCGCGATCACCTCAACGGCCACCACGATCACGCTTAACACGGTGGTTGGATTAGCCGGCGCTGGGTTTATTCGTCTGGGTACAGAAGATATTTACTACACCTATGTATCCGGCAATACGCTGGGCGGTGTATTCCGTGGCCAGAACAATACGACAGCTGCTGCACAAGCAGATGGCACGGCGGTGTTTGTGCCGCAACTTCCAGCTGTGACCGTGTGGCCCACACCTGATAACAGCACTACGTACCAATTTGTTTATTGGCGCCTACGCCGCGTTCAAGACGCTGGGGCAGGTGTTAGTACTGCCGACATGAATTTCCGCTTCCTACCGTGTTTGGTGGCCGGCTTGGCGTATCACATTGCCATCAAAGTACCGGAACTAATGCCACGTATTGAAATGCTCAAACAAATTTACAACGAAACGTTTGATATTGCTGCGGGTGAAGATCGTGAAAAAGCTGCCGTGCGGTTTGTTCCAAGGCAAATGTTTATAGGTGGCTCCTAATGGGTAATCGGTTTGCATCCGGCAAGATAGCGATTGCTGAGTGCGACCGCTGCGGGCAGCAGTTCCGGTTAAAGAAGCTCAAGACAGAAATTATTAAGCAGCGCAAATATGAGTTGTTGGTTTGCCCTGAGTGTTGGGACCCAGACCAGCCGCAGTTAATGTTAGGAACGTTTCCTGTAGATGACCCCCAGGCACTACGCAACCCGCGTAGGGACACAACGTATGTAACGTCTGGCGTTAATGCTGCTGGTAATTTATCAGGTGGTTCACGGGATATTCAATGGGGCTGGGCACCTGTAGGCGGGGCCAGTTTAAATGACGCGGGATTGACACCAAACTACTTGGTGGCAACCACATTTGTTGGTACAGTAACGGTATCTTAAGGAGCTTAGAATGGCATACACACGATCAGCCGACGGCATCGCTAAAAAAGGCAAAACCGAAGGTAAAAATTTGGGCAACAGCGGCCCTACATCTAAAGAAATAATGGGCGGCAAAGGCAAAGGTAAGGGTAAAACCAATGCCGATATGTTGTCTATGGGACGTAACTTGGCAAAGATTGCCGCACAGAAACGAGGCTAATCATGGCTACATTTAGCAAAAAGATGATGGGTAAAGAAGTTGGCGATGCCAAGGTCTACGCTACGCCCCATACGATGACGGGTAAAGTAGTTACGGCCTCTACTAACCCTGGCTCTGGCCCTGACCACAGTGATGCCGGGACGGTCAATATGGCCGTAGGTAACGTTTATCGCCGTCCCGCACCAGCAGCTAAAACGTCTGGCATTAAAATGCGTGGCGCAGGTGCTGCGACTAAAGGTGTAATGTCTAGAGGCCCAATGGCTTAAGGTTTAAACGATGGCACTGACATACGCCCAACTCGTGGCTGCGGTAGTTGACTACACGCAGAACACGTTTGACACGACTACGATCAATACAATGATCAAGCAGGCGGAGCAGCGCATCTATAACACGGTGCAGATTGCCAACTTGCGTAAGAATGTCACGGGCGTTATGGCAACCGGCAACAAGTACTTAGCCTGTCCAGAAGATTTTCTTTCGACGTACAGCCTTGCTATATACCCATACAACGCAACAACAGCTACCGGCACTTCTGCTGCAAAGACTATTGTTGTAGCCAGCGCAACAGGTATTGCTGTAGGTCAACAGGTTACAGGTACAAACATTGGTACTAATGCTTTGGTGCGTAGCATCAATGGCACGACAATTACTTTAACTGTAGCCAATAGCGGAACAGTAAACGGCGCAGTTGTGTTTCAAGGTGACTACCTGTACCTGCTAAACAAAGACGTAAACTTTATTCGTGAAGCTTACCCATTGAGCGCCGGTCAGTCTGAACCTAAGCACTATGCCATTTTTGGCCCGCAGTCGGCTAACGTGAATGAACTGTCGTTTATTCTGGGCCCAACGCCAGATGCTAACTACAACGCAGAGCTGCATTACTACTACTACCCAGAATCTATTGTTACAGCTTTAACAACCTGGTTAGGTGATAACTTTGATTCTGCTTTGCTGTATGGCACCCTGTCTGAAGCTGGCACATACATGAAGAGCGCGCCAGAAGACGGTATGTACAAGCTGTATCAAGAGCGGTATGTT